ACGACTGCTGCCGAAACAAAGGAAGAATAGACTCATACGAGAGAGCCGAGAAATTAGGTATACAGACCAATAAAAAATGGATTGCCACATTGGATGAAAAAACTCGTGCAGAGCATAGGCACCTTGACGGAATGAGTATTCCGTATAAAGAAGATTTTAAAGTTGATGGATATACAATTTCTTTTCCCGGAGATCCGAGTGCAGAGCCTGAAATGTTTTATAACTGCAGATGCACTCTTGTAGATGATATTGTAGGCTATCCTTATAATGACGAGCGCAAGGATGATAAACTTGGCGATATGACCTATGAGGAATGGAAACATGCCAAGGATAAGGAATCCAAAGAAGAAACAAAAGAAGAACCTGTAAAAGAAGAGCCTAAAGAATTAAAATTGGATAAGCTTGAAAAAGTTATGAAAGAGAAAGATTATCAGGAATTTTATGAAAAGGTTGATTCTGCAGAAAACCGAAAATTGTATGAAATGTTTGGCAATGAAGGATTATATACACTTGATAAAAAAGGCGGATATTATTCACCTGTAGGTAATTCAATTCATTTTTCATATAATAAAGGCTCTTATGAAGGAGTTGACAAATATTCTACATTGGCACATGAATCAGGACATAAATTTTCATTTATGATTGGGGATAATGAAAAAATAAATCATTCCGAAATAGATTATATAAATGAAAAATGCCGGGGCAATATTTCTGTTGATAGAATTAAACCAACAGCATCAAATTCTGATGAATTTTTAAGTGCGCTTAGATTAGACATGGAAAATCTGAAGCCATTATTGGTAGAGGATGAAAATGAATTTACACATTCATCAACAACAAAAATGTATGAATATTTAAGCGGAAAAACTAAGCTGGGCTATGAAATGTTTAAAACGGAAGCTGATTACAATGCAAGTGGCGGTGTTCAGGATGCTTTAGATGGATTTTACCATACTCTTGATAAAGGCCTTACAGGATGGGGACATGGAGATCGGTATTATAATGGAGATTATAATAAAAGATTTGATAATCGTGAAAAAGAACTTAAATCTGCATTAACTGATTTAGGATTTGATGCAACTAATCAAAAAAAGGTTAAGGACATTACAAGGCAATATATGGCAGCAGAAGAGGCTTGGGCTAATGTTAATTCAGCCATCACAACAAATGGAAAAGAACTTGAAATGATGGAAAAATTTATGCCGAATACTGTTGATGCATACAGAAAGATAGTGGAGGTTTTATAATGAGCGATTTTGATAAATATTTAAAAAAATTTGGTGAAGCATTTCCAATGATACCAATGGCTTGGGGCAGAACTCAGAAAGAAATATCGGATATTATAAAAGAATGCCTTGAGAAAAATAAGACAGTTTATGATTTAGGTTATATTACAGATAAAGAAGAGGTGCTTTATTAATGAGTATAGAAGTTATAAGTCATAAAATTGAAGTGATCCAAGCGAAAGATGAAGCTGTGGCCAAGGCTCTGGAAACAATTGGTCGTGTTGTTGAAAGATATGCTAAGGAATTGTGTCCGACAGATACAAGCCGATTGAAGAACTCTATATCTCATCAGGTGGATGATGAGACTGTATATGTCGGAACTAATGTTGAATATGCTCCTTATGTGGAATTTGGTACCGGCAAGTTTGCCGAGGGCGGAGGCGGCAGACCGACACCTTGGAGTTACCAGGATGATAAGGGGAATTGGCATACAACAAACGGCATGAAGCCGCAGCCTTATTTAAAACCTGCGATTGAAAATCACTTAGATGAATATAAACAATATTTAAAGGATGAATTGCAAGGAAATTAAATTTAGATTTATTATTAAATCTAAATTTAATATATAATCTTGATTTAACATACAAAATGTGCTATTTTGTAGTTAAATAAACTTTTTTGAACACAAAAGAATGTGTGGCGAAGTACAGTAAGAAAAGGAGAATAATATGGCACTTACACGCAAGTTCCTTACAGCCCTTGGAATTGAGGCTGACAAAGTTGATGAAATTATTAATGCACATGCAGAAACTGTAGATGCTCTCAAAGCAGAAAGAGACACCTATAAGGACAAAGCCGAAAAGTTTGATGCAGAACAGGACAAAGTGACTAAGCTGGAAAAGCAGGTCAAGGATCTGGAAGATTCCAACAAGGATAGTTACAAAGTCAAGTATGAGGCAATAAAGGAAGAATTTGCCGATTACAAAAAAGGCATCGAGTCTGAAAAGACAAAAGCCGAAAAGACAAATGCATTTAAGGCATTGTTAAAGGAGATCGGCATTTCTGATAAGAGAATCGATTCTGTAACAAAGATTTCCGACATTGACGGTTTGAAGCTGGACAAAGACGGAAAGATTGAAGGTGTCGATGAACTTAAAAAGAGTCTTTCGGAAGAATGGGCTGATTTCATTGAAAAGACAGGTACACAGGGTGCCAAAACTGCAACTCCTCCGGCATCAGGCGGTGGAAAAGCAAAGACACGTGAAGAAATTATGGAAATTAAAGATACTGCCGAAAGACAGAAGGCATGGGCCGAATATCTGGAAGCAGCTCAGAAAGGATGAGAAAAATGGCTGTAGAAACATTAACCACTCCCAGAACAAATCTCCCCAATACTTTTACTGATATTACAGCAAGAGAGGTAGATTTTGTAACAAGATTTGCGAAGAACTGGACAGCACTCCAGGAAGTTCTTGGCATTTCAAGACCTATTAAAAAGGCAGCAGGCACAAAGCTTGTATCTTATACCGCATCCGTAACACTTGAAAGCGGTTCGGTTAATCCCGGTGCTGTTATTCCTTATTCCAAGGCAACAGTTCAGGAAATCGGATATGAAGATCTGACACTCGAGAAATATGCAAAAGCTGTAACTATCGAAGATGTTGATAAGTACGGCGAGCAGGTAGCTGTTGAAAAGACAGATGATGCATTCCTTGACGAATTGCAGGCAGAAGTTCTCGAAGAGTTCATTACAAAGCTCACAGATGATACTTACGCAATGACAGCAAGCAAGGCTAACTTCCAGAAGGCTGTAGCTGCTGCAATCGGTCTTGTAAAAGACAAATTCAAAAAGATGCGTAAGAATGCTACAAGTACAATCGTATTCGTTAATACTATTGATGCTTACGATTATCTTGGTGATGCAAGCATTTCAATTCAGACAATGTTTGGCATTGATTACGTAAAGAATTTCATGGGCGCAGATGTTATGATTCTTTCATCTGAAATCGAGCAGGGTTCTGTAATTGCACTTCCTGCTGACAACCTTGTTCTTTACTACATCGATCCTTCAACACAGTTCGCAAAACTCGGTCTTGTATATACAACTGATGGTGTTACAAACCTTATCGGTTTCCACGTACAGGGCAACTATGGAACAGCTGTAGGTGAGTCATTTGCTGTTAAGGGTATGAAACTCTGGTTCGAGTATGCTGATGGCGTAGCAATCGTAGCCATTGATGCAAACCCCTCGTAGGCCTCACAGTTACGTCCGAAACTGATGAGGCATCATTCCCTTGGACAGAAAAGAAAGCAAGTGATATGCAGAGTAACGTAACTGTTACAGGAAACAAGATTTCCGGCGAACTTAAGTTTATCGAAGGTGGATTATCACCTGCAGGACCTTTATCCGGTGATGGATATTTCCTGGCACTTAAGTGGTCAGATCCTGCGCAGACAGTTACAAGTCTTAAAGTTGGTTTGCAGCCCAGCGCAAGTGGAATGGATCTTGTTGAGTGCATTGATGACCAGGATAGAAACGGTGTATTCAAGATTTCTAACAAGAATCAGAAATTTGTTCTTGTACAGAGCAACGATTCGAAGAAAACTAAGCAGGTATTTGATCTTACCGGCTTAACATTCGAGGAAGTAGGAGTTTAAAGCATGTATAAAGCAATCTCATATTTTAAAGATATGAAAGACAATATGCATCCGTACAATCCCGGGGATACATTTCCCCGGGATGGTTTGAAAGTAGATGCTAAAAGGCTTGAGGAACTTTCAACAGATAAAAACCGTAGAGGCAAACCGGTAATCGAACTCGTAAAAGAGAAAAAGAAAGCCGAGGAAAAGCCTGAAGTTAAAGAAGAGCCGATTGAAGAGGCTGTAGTTGAAGAGCCAATAGTCGAAGAACCGAAACCCAAAAAGAGAGGTAGAAAGAAAAATGCTGACTGAAATCTGTGCTTATCTGCATAACTATTTTGATTATGAACGTCACAGCGGTGAGATATCCATTGTGAATGGTGTCATATCTTGCAATGGGAAAGAGATAACGCTGGAAGAAGGTCAGTATTTTGCTTTATTCAGAGAGCGTATTCCCTTGGGTGTATTTAACGAAGTTCCTGCGGATAAAACCTTTTACGGATCTGTTTGGCTTATGGATGTACCCAAGACAATTCTTGATGCCGACAAATGGGCGGATGATTGGATGAAAGCAAATGGCGGCGCAGGTTCTGAAGCCAATTCTGCTTTTCAGAGCGAAAGTTTTGGTGGTTATTCATACAATAAAGGCACAAATGCAAGTGGAAAGGGCGGAATGAGTGTATTTGATAATGCACAGTTTTCTCGTATGCTTAATCCGTATAGGAAGTTACCATGAGTTTATTAGATGAAAGCATGGAAACGTGCTATATAATGGATAAAACCACAATTCCTGATGGATATGGCGGTGTAAAATATGAATGGAAAGAAGGTGCGCCTATTCAGGTTGCAATTGTTTATGATTCGTCTATGGAAGCGAGAATAGGTGATGCACAAGGTGTAACTTCTTTGTATACCATTACAACTCGTAAAAATATCAATTTGCAATATTACGATATTATTAAGAGAAAAAAAGACGGCAAGATATTTCGGATTACATCTGATGGAGATGATAACCATACTCCAACATCTGCAAGTCTTAATATGCGCCAGGTAACTGCAGAAGAACTTGATTCATTGCCGAGGTAACAATATGGATAAAGCACAAGCATTACACCAATTTTGGAGTGGATTTGGCATTCCTGCATGGGATGAAAATACTGTCCCGGATGATGATGATATTAGAGGCGAGAAATATATCGCTTATAGTTTATCAACAGGAAGTCTTGATGATGTAATTAATCTGACAGCTAAAATCTGGGATACAAATACATCTTCTTGGGAATTTGTTGAAAATAAGGCGAAAGAAATTGCTGAATACATAGCAAAAATGGTACCGCCAACAATTCCGATTGAAAATGGAAGATTGTATATTACTAAAGGCAAACCTTTTTCACAGAGATTATCTAATCCAAATGAATTGGTTAGAGGAAATTATATTAATATTCAGGCCGAATTTTTGACGGCTTATTAGAGGAGGAAAACAAATGGGCAGATTTACTGTTATTCCACAGGATACATTTAATGCATTGCAGATGGATGCCGGTGTTCTCTTAAAGAGATTCGATCCTGCGAATCCTGCTGCTCCTGCGGATGAAGATATTATTTGTGCAACAACCGGTGGTATTAATCCGAGTTGCGTGCCGACATTTTCGGATTTAGGCGAAGATGTTGATAACGTTCCCAATAATATGAAGGAATTAAAGCACCTTGATGGTTGGGATTGTTCTCTTTCAACAACATCACTCGGAACAAGTCTGGAACTTATCAAAATGGCACTTGGTTGTGCTGATATCGATACAACTCATAGTGCTGTTATTCCCAGAGCAAAACTTGAACAGACAGATTTTGCTGATATCTGGTGGGTAGGCGATAGAGCAGATGGCGGTCTTGTAGCAGTTCAGTTAATGAATGCACTTTCAACCGGCGGTTTCTCTCTGCAGACCACAAAGAACGGAAAAGGACAGATTGCTCTTACAATCACAGGTCATGTTTCAATTAATGCACAGTCTGTAGTTCCTATGAAGTTCTATTCAATGGATCCTGAAGATGTAACCGCTTGGACCGTAAATCAGATTCTTACTCATGTAAGTTCTTCATTTACTGCATCTGCTGTTGCAAACCAGGGAGCGTTTGAAGCAGAACTTACTGCAGATGATGATTACGCAATTGCAAATGTTATAGTTCTTATGGGCGGCGAAGATGTAACTTCTACCGCTTATGATGATACAACCGATACCATCACAATCGCATCTGTTACCGGTAATTTGCAGATAATTGCTACAGCTGTAGCGGAATAATCATATAAAGGAGTTTATGATTTATGAAAAATTTAGCCAATTGCACACCAAGAGAGTTTTTTGCACAGTCAGTTAAGATCAAGAAGAGCGTTGAAGAATGGCTTGATGTAACAGATATTATGGAATTGCGTAAGACCAAACCTGAAAATCTTATCAATCTTGATGGATTAACCGGTGAGGAAAGACAAAAAGCCATAGAAACAAATAAGAAGTTATGGAAAGCTCAGTCGAAGAAAAATCTGTCAACACTTTTTGATAAAATGTTGGATGAAAATGCAGAAAAAACAATCGAAGTTATGGCTTTATGTTGTTTCGTAGATCCTGCAGATATCGACAACCATACAATGAGTGAGTTCTTAAAAGCAATCGGAGAATTAATGTCTGATGAAGGTGTAATAAGTTTTTTTATCTCATTGGTACAATTGGGGCAGACGGATATCGGGATTGTACCGAAACAATAAGGTTAGATTTGCTTGATTTATTAGGAAAGGGATATGTGATTGAACATTGCATATCCTTTTTTAAGAATAAGCAGAAAATGAAGAGCTTTCAATATTACATAACAGATGTTGGATATATAATTGCGAATACTCTGGGCAAGAGATTCGGTGCTGCCGAAGATTTGGTTAAGGAAAGGTTTAAAGACATTTCTGAACCGAAAAAGCCCAAAAAAGAAGAAACAAAAGAAGAAATAATAGACAGAATAAGAAAGAAATTAGAGGGTTAAATTATGGATGTATTTGACCTTGTTGCTAAATTAACACTTGATACAAAAGAATATGATAAATCTTTAGACAATTCTGAAAAGAGTGCAATGTCGTTTGGATCTGTTCTTAAGACTTTGGGTAAAGGTGCTGCAGGTGCGGCGGTTGCCGGTGTGACTGCTTTTGCTGCTATGGGTACCGCAACGGTAGCTGCAACAAAATCTGTAATAGATGGTGCATCTGAAGTTGCTGCTTATGGCGATAATATCGATAAAATGTCGCAAAAAATGGGAATTTCTATTGAAGCATATCAGGAGTGGGATGCGGTTATGCAACATTCAGGATCTTCAATGGAATCTATGAAGGCATCAATGAAAACTTTGGCCAATGCTGTTGAGAGTGGAAATGAAGCCTTTGAGCGCATAGGTCTTACACAGGAAGAACTTGCAAATATGTCGCAGGAAGAGATATTTGAAGCGACAATTGCCGGATTACAGAATGTTGAAGATACCACAGAAAGAACTTATATTGCCGGTAAACTTTTAGGCAGAGGTGCTACCGAACTTGGAGCACTTCTTAATATGTCTGCAGAAGATACACAGGCTATGCGAGACCGAGTTCGTGAGCTTGGTGGTGTTATGAGTGAAGATGCTGTAAAGGCATCAGCTAAGTTTCAGGATAACTTACAGGATCTGCAGACCGCTATGTCCGGCATAAAGAGAAACATTCTTTCTGAACTTTTGCCCGGATTAAGCGATTTGACGGATGGTTTTACTCGTCTTTTCTCTGGCGAAGAAGGTGCGGATGAACTTATCGAAAACGGTACCGACAAATTGTTGGTAGGAATAGAAAATGCAGGTGATAAGGTGCTTAATCTTGTAACAAAGATTTTTCCGAGGGTAATTTCAGGAATCGGAGAACATTTCCCGGAATTAGTTTCAAGTATTGCCGAAATGACCTATACTTTGGCACCTACAATTTTGGATGCCATAGGAAATGTGGTCTTACCTACACTTCTTAATACATTACCAGGTGTGCTGACTATGTTAGTCAATGTAGTTCCGCCTGTATTTTTCAATATTCTTGAAAAAGTTTTGGAGTTCTTGCCTGAAATTTTGCAATTGGCGGTAACTTTAATTGATACATTGGCCACAGGCATATCTGAGGCGATTCCTACATTAATTCCGGTTGCCATTGATGTAATAATGAAATTGGTTGATGTACTTTTGAGCAATCTTGATGTGATTCTTGACGCAGCATTTAAAATAATCAATGCTTTGGCTGAAGGTATTTTGGATAATCTGCCTGAGATTTCTCTTGCTACAACAAAAATAGTTTATCAATTAATTGCTACGGCACTTTCATTATTGCCGCAGATTATCTCCCTGGCATTTCAGCTTATCTACACTTTGATTTCTTCAATGGGTAGTGCGATTATGGAAATGCTGTCAGGTGATTTTTGGAAGAAATCACTTAATGCGATTGTTGAATCGTTTACCAATATTGATTGGGCCGGTATCGGAATGAAATGTCTTGAGGGTATTGCTGATGGATTTACAAAAGGCTGGGGTAAACTAAAAGATTCTGCTACCAATATGGTAAATGGCATTAAAAATATCTTTACTGAAGGATTTGATATACACAGTCCTTCAAGAGTTTTCAAACAATATGGTGAAATGATTAATGAAGGTTTGGCTTTGGGAATCGATTCCGGGGACAGTATTAATGCCATGGAGAACTTATCAAAAAATGTTTCCAATGCTTTTAATCCATCTGTTTCCTTTGCTGGAGCAGGCGCAGGCGGTGGAGATTTTATTTTCCCGATTTATATTGGTGATGAACTTGTTCAGACACAGGTTGTTAGGGCATTGGATATATCTAACTATAGATCAGGAGGCAGATAATGGCAACGATTCCTATTTTGAAAAATTATCCGATAAAAATAAATAATACTGCGATACCTTTTAGTGGTTCAATGTCGGAAAAATATGATACAATAGAAAATGTAAACGAGAGTGAAGCCGGAACTGATGTAAGACAGATTACAAGAGTCAATAAATTGACATTAAGTATTTCTTACACAATGCTTTCAAATTTTATTCCAACTCTTGAAGGCTGGAGAGACAGTTTGACCGCCTTGACAGTTGATATTTACGATTTTACTACAAGTGCTTATAAGCAAAGAAGTATGGTAATGCGAAATTACAATAAGAATATTGTTGAGCATTCGCAGGATTTGGAAGTTACCACAGGTATTTGGAAAGTATCGTTTGATTTAATTGAGAATTAATTATGTATGCATTGTTAACCGAATCAAAACAATCTATACAGCACTATGACGTAAGCGGAACCATTGGGAATGAAGAATTTGGCAAGGAGAACGTTTTTCGAAACAGTTTTTCTTTGAATAATCAAATTTCAGGACCAAGTGAGTTCCGTTTAGGCGGTGCATATATCGGACAATTGAATATAACAATGATGGATATCGAAATTGACCGAAATGAATGGGAGAGAAAAGAAATCTCCCCGGTTGTAACAATCGGCAATACGGATATTCCTGTTGGTGTTTATACGATTGATGAAGCTAAGCATTCTGCAGGTATGGTTGCTTTAACCGCTTATGATCGTATGAGCAAATTTAATATAGCTATTGGAACTGATGCAGGTACCAATGGCTTTGCTTATGATCTTTTGTCGCTTGCTTGTCAAGCTTGCGGTGTTACATTCGGAATGAGTAGAGCAGAAGTTGAAGCATTGCCGAATGGAAATAAGACTCTCGTTTTAAATACAATGGGAGATATCGAAACCTGGCGAGATTATATTTATTGGATTGCCGTTTCGCTTTGCTCGTTTGCTGTTATGAATAGGTCCGGGAATCTTATCTTGGGTACGTTTCATAATTCTGTGGATGATTCCATTCCACATACTGTCAGATATAAAGGATCTACTTATGGTGATGAAGTAATCAGATATACAGGTGTAACCATTTATGTTGAGGAAGATAAAACAGTTGAATATTATCATGCAGCTGTAGATGATGGTTATACTTTGAATATTGGTAATAATCCATTCTTTCAGGTTTCCCGGATAATGCGTGAAGAATATATGACAAACATTATTAATGCTTTGTCAAATATTGAATTTAATGCCTGCTCTGTAAAAGTGCCTTTTGGATTTCAGTATGATCTTGGGGATGTACTTCAATATCCAAACGGTCAGGGAAGCGCAACGAATAAATTCTGCGTTATGGGTTATTCGTTCAAATATAATGGTGAATGTGTTTTGTCCGGCATTCCTGGGCAGAAACATTCGCAATCGAAAACGGATAAGAACCTGCAGGGGCTTTTGTCGACAGTTTCAAAGAACGAGTTTACTTCCTACGAGCTGCGAAATGTTGCGCCGATCTCCATCGGAGAGGATGAAAATGTCCGGTTATTATTGGCAAGGATCGCATCCAACACACAGACGAAAGCACAGATTCACGTTGAAGTCAATTTGGAATCCGAAGCGATTGAAGATTATACACAAGGAATCGTCACATACTTGATTGATTCCACAAATACCGAATTTTATCCAACAGAAACATGGGTTGATGGCAAACATGTATTGCATCTTATGTATATTCTGCCGTTACAGGCAAACGATATGCAACAATTTGAAGTGTATATGCAATCGGTAGGCGGTAGCATCGAAATACCTCGAGGCGGTGTATGGCTTTACGCATCGGGTGCAGGACTTGTCGGCGATGGCAAGTGGGATGGCACAATACTTGTTACCGATGTTGCACTTGATTGGGATATTATCGAAATCGGATTTGATTCTGCAAGTGATTCTGTTTCAGTATTGCTTGATTTTGCCGGAGAATATTTAGGCACAGAAGATGGCGAAACCTTAACCACAGAAGATGGCGAAGAAATGATTTTGGAGGGAAATAGTTAATGAAAGCATTTAGTGAATTAACAAGTGCATCACAAGTAAACAATGCAGATATTTTGGCAATATCACAGGAAAATAGTGGTTCTTATGCAAGTAAGAAAACCACAGTAAAGGATGTAACAGACCTTGCGAATTTAAACATAGCTGAAGAGTACGATAGCACTTCATCCTATGCAGCAGACGATTACTGTATATATGAAAGTGTATTGTATAAGTGTACGGCATCCACAACAGGCACATTCGATCCTACGAAATGGACAGCCGTAGTTGTTACCGATGAAATGGGAAGTGGTGGCGGCGGCACAGGTGGACATACCATCATAGACGAAAACGGCAATTCAATGACGGCAAGGGCAGGATTGCAATTTGTCGGTGGTGCTAATGTATCAGACGATAACACGAACAATAAAACCATCGTTGACCTTGCAAGTGCAGGTGGAATTGATGGTGTGTTTATTGATACCGACAATGTTATAAAATCGTCAACAGCGTTCAGAAGTTCAATGTCATATACGGCTACCGAAGATTGTTTCGTAAACTTTTATATTGTTGTGACAGCAAATACTTCAACAAGTATTTCTATAAATGGTGTAAATATTGCTGGTTTTTGGCATAGTAATTTAAATGGTGGTGATCCGTTTGGGGTTTATTTAAAGAAAGGGCAGACCATATCAGTTTCGGGTGCTAATTCAAGTTCAGACAGTAGTTACACAGTTTACGGCATCCAAACAGGCACAACGCATAGCAAATTCCAGCCTGTAATTTATTCCACAGAAGAAAGAGAAATCGGTGTTTGGACAGACGGAAAACCACTTTATGAAAAGACACTTGAATTATCAAGCATACCGAGTACATCTCCTATTTCAATAGATGTTTCGGCACTTAATATTGATGTGATGGCAAGTGCCGTAGGCGAAGTTTATGCTATCTCAAATGGTGCAATCGTTGAAACAGTTGTTTTACCTGCTTATATATCAAGTTCTTATTATGGTGCTATAAGATTTTTGAACGATAATGTTCAAATCTTACATCGTGGTTTAAATGATTATCAAAGCGGAAAAATCGTTATTCAATACACCAAAACCACAGACACCGCAGGAAGTGGCATTTGGACACCACAAGGAGTACCTACCGTTCATTATTCAACGGATGAACATATTGTTGGCACTTGGATTGATGGAAAGACGATTTATGAAAAGACGATTGATAAACACACAAGTCCCGTTGCCGTTAATTCAAATACTTGGACAACTTTTGATACATTTTCAACGGACATAAAAATCATAAATGCAATGGCATTATCCGTTTTTAATGGCGATATAGAGTCATCCTATTGTGTAAATGCTTTTTATGAGAATGGAGAAATCAAAATATTACAGACAAGAAATACCTCAATTTCTATTGGATATTTAACAATTCAATACACCAAATCATCATAAGAGAGGAGCAAGGATATGATTCACGGAAAAACAAAGATTGAATTATACGATGTGAATAAAAAAATCAAGTATATTGTGAAATCGGAAAACACATTCCAAGATACTGTTCTTGCCGAATATTTAAGACATTTTGGCGAGGCTGGGTGCGATCCTTTTCGTGTAGGAAGTTATGACAACAACGATTTGTGGAAAAATGCGTTGGGTGGAATTTTCCTGTTAAAGAATCCCGAAACAGTAGGCAACAAGTTTATGTCTTTGGGTAATGTGATGATTGGCAATGGTAGTTATGGTGTTTCTAATAGTGGAAATCCTAACGAATTGGGAAGTTATAACTCGCAGGAATCGAGCGAAAGCGGAACAGAAGTTTCGATTGTTTATGATTTTGCAACAAATCAAGCAAACGGCAATATCGGGTGTGTTTGCCTAACATCGAGAGTTGGTGGATATATCGGATATGGCAACAGAAGTGGACAGTATCATCCATCAAGAAGTTACAATTTTGAATCCTTGCAAAGCGATAGGGGAGTGATAAATTGCAATGTGCCGAGTGCTTATGGTAATTGGCTTATAAATGTTAGCGGAGATTATTCAGACGGAAAACTCAAAATCGTTAAGACAAGGCGAAGTCTAATTACAGGAAGTGTGTTTAACGGATATTCCAAAACTGTTGAATTTGATTTATCAACAGTTGGCGATGCCTACAATAGATCGGGCAAAACACTTGATTATGGTTGCGACAAAGTTTTTGATATGGGCAATGGAATTTTCAGATTTATCCCTGCCGTTGAAAACAGAAAATATGTTGCACCAAACGAATCGGTATATTACTACGAATTTGATGCCGAAAATGAAACATTAACGCAAAAATCGTTTACAAATTCATCAAGCAACACATTGCTTGTTTCTAACTATGACCCGAGAGATTATGACTATCCCGATGTAATTCACGTTTGTTTCTTTGGCAATTATGCTTTATGTATTCTCAAAGAGCCGACAGAAGCAAGTGGTTCATCAGTTGCGGAAGTGTTTAATGTTAACAATAGCGAACATACCGACACGTTAGACCTTGCAACAATCACAGGTGAATCAGCGGCAAGATGGAGAAGAAGAGGTTATATATCGTTGGATGGTGGTTGGTTTGTCTATATGTCTGATAGAAGTGGCAACATTTATTATATTTACGATGTTGTCAATAAGACAGTTTATCCGATAAATGCAGGTAGTGTTTCGTATGCAAGTCTTATTACAAATCCTTCATTGGGTGCAGGGGTATTGGACAAGTTGTCAACTGGTATTTTCCAAACGAATCATATTGGCATCGTTCACAATCCTTTATACCTTGCAACAATCAATAACCTTGATTCCTATGTAACGAAAACCGCTAATCAGACGATGAAGGTTACATATACTTTGACAGAAGAATAGAAAGGCTTGAATTATGGAAAAAATAATGATTATTCTTAATATCTTTGCAATACTTGGTTTTCCTTCGATTTTTGTTTTAATTTCTGTGACCATTAAGAAGATGAGCAAATACTCCGAGCAGATCAAAATCTTAATGGAGTCCCAACAGGCACAGATGAGAAGTCAGCTGTTAAAAGATTACTACAAATATCGTGACAGAGGTTTTATCTACGAATCGGAATTACAGGATTGGAAAGATTGCTACGAAAAATATCACAAACTTGGTGCTAATGGTGTTATGGATCAGAAATACAAAAATGTCCTTTTATTTGAAACAAGGGCAGAAATTGATTAACTATGGGTAGTTTGATAATCATTATAGGCTTAATTATCATAATCGTGATTATCATTATTGATGATTTTAAGAAAGGAAACTAATTATGGACGTAAAGGTATTAATTGTGTGGTTAGCAGGCATGTTGGCAGTATCGTTATTCACCGGTCTTACGGTCGAAGCAATTAAGAAGCTGCTTAAGGATTTCAACAAGAAGATTCCGAACAATATTCTTGCAAGTGTTGTTTCAATTATATTGGCACTCGTAATAAGCCTGGCATATTCTGTAATTGCAAAAGTGCCTATGGATGGAGTTTATTGGATAGCAGTTGGATTTTTAATGTTTTGTTCTTGGCTTTGTTCCATGGTCGGATATGATAAGGTTCGGCAGTCAATAGAGCAGATCATTGAAGCTTTAAAGGGGGGAAAGGCATGACAGGTCAGGAGTTAGTCGATAAATGTCTTGAAATAAAGAATAAATATAGTACCAAATATGCGAAGGGGACGTTCGGACAGTGTGCGACTCCTTCGTTTATTTATGGTAAGGCAAAACAATATCCGGAGTGGTATACTCCTAAGGATAAACCGAGTAGACTTCCGGTATTATTAGCACTTCCTGATGATACCAGGTTATTTGATTGCGTAGGACTCATAAAAGGTGTAATCTGGGGATTTCCCAATATTGTTTACACTTCAAATGGCATGCGTGATATGAATGATCAGACCATTTGGGAAAAGGCTACAGATAAATCTTTGGATTTTTCCAATATTCAGATCGGAGAGCTACTTTGGCTTCAAGGCCATGTTGGTGTTTATATCGGAGATGGCAAAGCAATTGAATGCACAGGATCCTGGGAAGGCAAAGTAATGATAACTGCAGTAGAAAATATTGGTAAACAACCAGGACTTCATGGTCGAAAGTGGACCGGGCATGGTAAGATTCCGACCATTACTTATGAAAAGAAAAAAACAACAATTCCGGGAAGAGCATTTTATTATGTTAAAAAAGGCGATACTTTAACCAGTATTGCTGCAGCATATGAAATGACTGTCGAAGAATTGGCTTCATATAATCCACAAATTAAAGATATTAATTTGATAAGAACCGGGGAAAGGATTTATCTTTCTCCGGTTTTAGATTCACCTGAATATTATATTGTGAAGAAAGGAGATATATTAGGTAAAATCGCTATAAAATTTAATATTAGTGAAGATAAGTTGTTAGGGTTAAATCCCGACATAAAAAATCCCAATCTTATTTTCATCGGACAGAAAATCAGAGTAAAATAGCTATAATTGATTAAGATGAAATATAAGGAATTTATAAAAATCGATTTGGATTACCTTAAAGAAAATTGTAATTTCACAGACAGTGAATGGCAATATTTGTTGTTAAAGTGCAATGAATACACTAATTTAATGATAGAAGAAGAAATGCACATAACGAAAACAAAAGTTGATAATTTGGCTGCTGCGGTAAAATCCAAGATATATCGAGTGCAAAACAATATAATAAGTGTAGTAAAAATACAGTAATTTTTCAGGAAAGAGTGTGGGTTCTGCCCACACTCTTTTTTTTGTACTATTTTTTTAGAGGTGAGAAACAGGTATGGCATATATTTTTTATAATCCCAATCCTTCAAAAAAAATAGTAGGCGATTGTGTTATCCGTGCAATTACAAAGTTGACCGGTCAAGAGTGGAAAGATGTGCACGTTGAGTTATGCCTGGAGAGCTACGAGTTGGATGATATGCCCTCGAGCAATGCGGTATGGGGTTCATTCCTTTACAAGAGAGGATATCGTCAGCATGTCATACCTGATACTTGCCCAAATTGTTATTCGGTTAAAAAGTTTTGTTATGATCATCCGATAGGATCTTATCTGTTGGCTACAGGAACACATGTTATAGCAGTAGAAAACGGCGACTATTATGATTCCTGGGATAGCGGAGATGAAGTTCCAATCTATTATTGGAGAAAGGAAAATCAATGATTCCAAACAGCAATTATCCCTTTTTTATGCAAAATCAAATGATGCAGAATGCGCAGCAGGCACAAGTGAACAGTCTTATTACAGTTCCTTCGGAAGCTGCAGCAAGAAACTATCCTGTAGCTTATGGCCATTCTGTAATTCTAAAAGATGAAACTGCTCCTTATATTTATTCAAAAACAATGGGCTTTTCACAATTGGACAAGCCTGTGTTTGAAAAATATAAGCTGATAAAAGAAGAAACCACAGAAGTGGCTCCTGCGGTCAATAATGAATTTGATATGAAATTCAGGTTCGATGAAATTGACAGGCAGATGAAAACCATGTGGGCTGAAATTGAAAGTTTGAGAGGAAAGAGAAGAAGAAATGATGAACTTACAACAATTGATAAGCAACTTCAAACAAAACCCGGCACAGTTCTTAAAACAGAACTTCAACGTTCAGATCCCGGAGAACTTAACTGATTCCGGTGATATAATACAATATTTTTTGAACACAGGTAGATTTACGCAGCAGCAGGTTAATAATGCTATGCAGTTGAGAAATCATCCGATGTTTAAGGGCAAATTTTGATATTAAAATGCGCATTTAATATATACGGACTATTCGCTATGAGAATAGCCCTTGACCATTAAAAATTACATGGAGGAAAAAATTATGGCATTTACAGATTCTAACAACGGCATGGTTATGCCGGTAACACCTATGTATGGTGGTGGAAACAATGGTGGCTTCGGTGGCGGTTTTGGCGGTGACT